TCAATAAGCACGATTGTGCGGTGGTTAATGGCCGTATTTTGGACGTAACATGGTTAGCTAAACTATGTGAAACTGCCGGTGATATGCTACCACCTACACGCACGCTGGGGCATATTTTGTCAGATATGGGGTACTCGCAGATTGATGGGCGAAGGGTTTATATCAAAAAAACAAATACTCAACATTACGTTTGGTTTAAACATTCGCCCAAAAACGACAGTCTGTCTGTTAAAAAAGAGGTCATATTATTTTTTAAAGGTGATTTTGACGAAATACCGTTTTGAGATTAGAGGCCACTTTTTAGTGGCCTTTTTTTTGACTAGACCAATGAATTATAAAATTAGCGCAATAATTAGCGCAATGTTTAAACGTAAGTTATTGATTATAAAACGATTAGCGCGGTTAGCTTAAAAAGCGCAATTTTGTCATTCCCTTATACACATATAAATATATTTATGCGTATATATTTATATTTACTATCATGTGTGGACATTTATACTTTATTGCACTATTGCGCTAGTAGTATAAAAAACATTGGTATAATCAACAACTTACACGATTAGCGCAATGTGACATTGCGCTAATTATTGCGCTAATTTTCAAAACATTGCGCTAATCGTTAAAAAATCACGTTTTTTGCTATAATTTTCACTTTGAGTAAATTATTTTGTACACATTGCTTTTTGTACACATTGCTTTTTCTATGCTTGTTTGGTCTATTATTGATTGGATTAGTAGTGTTTTGGGACAGGTGGCCGCGATGACAGTTGATGATGCTATTTTTAATTTAGAGACTTACGGGCGGCACATGGGCAATAGATACATAGCAATCAACCATGACCGACACGATGTATTGCTGCTACAAAACGCTGTCATTGTTTTAGAAGATGCGGGTATGCTTGAACGTGACCCTCATCCAAAGTGGTCACATTGCACCGTGAGCGTGACGCATTTTCTCGTCAGTGTGCGGTTATGGCGGAAGAAAATCAGCAATGGGAGCAAGACAGCAAGCGGCTGACATGGATGATTCAGAACTATGGCCGAGTGCTCGAGTTTAACGCTAATTGCTATGTCACTTTCATGCACAAAAACGAGTTTAAGGCGACGCTTGGTAGTGATGACACAAGAGTCGAGATTGATCGGGCTATGGAGATGTGTAAATGAGTAATCAAGATATTAAATATCCGCATTATTTTAAGAGTGTTTCACATTTAGAAACTGTTGATGTTTACCGCGTATTAACATTATTCAAAGTTAATGACCCGTGTATTCAGCACGCTATTAAAAAGTTATTATGTGCGGGTGATCGTGGCGATAAAAGCATGATTAAGGATATTACTGAAGCGCGTGATAGTTTAAATCGTCATTTAGAGATGCTGAATGAGGATGGGCTGTTATGAATGCACAGTTAAAACCAAGCGCAAAACACTTCTTGCAATACGATGCCGCAACCTTTGAAAATGAAGGCTTTAAGACGTTAAACGGGCGCATTAGTCAGCTTGCACTTGAGCCTAGATTCTGGAGTGTTTCGGTTAAAGTTATCACTGAGAATTCTGAAGGCACAGAGAAAATAAAAGACCATTTCAATTTCAAAACTTCTGAGCGTTGCAAATTATCTGATTTACGAGAACAGGTTAAAAAAGAAGTTTTAGATAAGGACGATTATTTGCCAGTCTGTACTCAGTGTTTAGTAACTGCGCGGGTGATGATGTGAAATGGATTTATTGGCATTTATGAGTTTGGGTTCATTGTTTTTAGCAGGTGGCCGCGATGACAGTTGATGATGCTATTTTTAACCTCGAAACATTCGGCCGTCATCATTTAGAAAAAATACAAATTGACCATGATAAATCATGCGAAAAACTACTGAGGGAATCAGTAGCAGTGTTAGAAGGTGCGGGGATGATTGAATGGGATAAAGTTCCGAAATGGGCGCATTGTGATGTGAGAATTATTAACAGGCCGATACCAAAAACTGATTTTACGGGGGATTTATGAGAAAATATAACAACACAAAACGCGAATATGATGGGCATAAATTCGACTCGCTGAAAGAATTGGCGCGTTATAAAATTTTATCAGCGTGGTTAGCGAGTGGAATTATTCGTGAGCTAAAGCTGCAAGAGCCATTTGTTTTAGTCCCTGCGGTGATTTTGATTAAAGATGGAAAGCCAAAAAAGAAACCAGCGGTTAAGTACTTCGCTGATTTCACTTACATGAAAGACAGTGAGTTTATTGTTGAAGATGTTAAAAGTGAAGCGACGAAAAATCTGCCCGTCTATCGTCTTAAAATTCACTTAATGAAGCATATTCACGGGCTTGATGTAACTGAGATTTGAGTTAAGCAAGCAGCAAAACAACCAACAGAACTAACGCGCCTAAGCTTAAAATCATGGCGTGTAAAATAATATTGTATTGTTGTTTGGTCATGCTATGCTCAGTCGATAGTGTTTTTTCGGTCGGTGATTATGAAAAACTTTTCTAAGTATTTTTCGTTGCGTGAGTTGATGTTTAGTAAAATTGCCGAAGTTCACGGGATTGATAACACGCCAACGCCTGATGTTTTAGAGACGCTGAAATATACAGCATTGCAGTTAGACAAGGTGCGCGAATTGTTAAACAAGCCAGTGAATATCTCAAGCGGCTATCGCTGCTTACAAGTCAATCGCCGGCTTGGTAGCAAAGATACATCGCAACATCTAAAAGGTGAGGCTGTAGATTTTAAGTGTGAATTGTTTGGCAATCCTAGAGCAGTATTTGAAGCAATCAGAAAAAGCAATATACAGTTTGACCAGTTGATCTTAGAGTTTAATTCTTGGGTTCACATATCGTTTGTGAAAGAAGGTGGACGGCGTGAATGTTTGATTATTGATAGATTTGGTGTAGAACGTATCAAGTGACATCTCGCAGAACATGGATGCTCATTTCGCCCGACTAAACATCGGGCTTTTTTATCTAAACTTATGCTATATTGTTTCAAACATAGGAGCGCGTGTTATGAATAGATTAAAAGAGCCTTCAAGTTATGCGGGCATTGCCCTGATATTTAACGGCATATCGGATTGTATGACTGGCAATTATCAGAGCGGAGTACCTAGTATTATTTTAGGGCTTGTAGCAGTCGTAAAAAAAGAAAACAGTGCAAAATAACATGGCTGAAGCATCCCAACACATCGAGCATGGGTTAAGTATGGCAGCCATAAAAACATCACCGCCTGTCATTGTCACAGGTATGACATTGGCAGGAATACAACTACAGGACTGGTTAATAATGACAACGATACTCTATACAGTCATACAGATAATTATTGCGTTGCCGAACTTGAAACAGTCTTTTAATGAGTGGCGCAAGAAATGAAATACTTTAAAGGCTTTTTGCAACTGTGCTTAGTTAGTGGCATTTGTTGTATAATCGCTTTTAGTATGTGGCTTGTTTATTTGGCGTTTTGGTTGGTGCAGGGGATGAGATGAGCAGCTTAAAAGTTGAATATAAAAAAATAAAAGAACTAATACCTTACTGCAATAATTCGCGGACGCACAGTGACGAGCAAGTTTTACAGATCGCATCAAGCATAAAAGAGTTTGGCTTTACGAATCCTGTTTTGATTGATGGTCAAGGCGGAATCATTGCAGGTCATGGTCGTATCATGGCCGCGCAAAAGCTGAAAATGGATGAAGTGCCGTGTATTGTTTTGGACGGGTTATCTAAGGCGCAGATTAAGGCGTATATCATCGCGGACAATAAGCTGGCGTTGAACGCTGGTTGGGACGATGACTTGCTGCGAGTTGAGTTAGAAGGTTTAAAAGAACTAGATTTTGATTTAGCGTTGACGGGATTTAGTGAGTTAGAGCTGGCTGAATTATTCTCGGATGAAGATAACGAAGATGAGTTGAAAGAGGCGGGCGAGGCGGTTGAAAAACTATCAGATCGTTTTATGCTTGCGCCGTTTAGCGTGTTGAATGCGCGTGAGGGATGGTGGCAGGCGCGTAAAAGATCATGGATCGCTATGGGATTAAAAAGCGAAGTTGGGCGCGATGAAAATCTTGCGTTTGCTGTATCCTCTCAGTCGCCACATGTTTATGAGTCCAAAAATAAATATGAGGACAAGATCGGGCGCAAATGCACCATGGAAGAATTCTTAGCGGTAAATCCCGATGATCTTAAAGCGCAATCAGGAACAAGCGTATTCGATCCTGTTTTGTGTGAGTTGGCATATCGCTGGTTCTCGCCCGAGGGGGGGGGTTGTGCTTGATCCGTTCTCTGGCGGCTCTGTGCGCGGCGTTGTTGCGGCTAAACTAGGTCGGCAGTATGTGGGGTGTGATCTACGGCAAGAACAAGTAGATTCAAACAGGGCGCAATGGGATACGTTAGCTGGCGATTGCATGACAACTCCTGTATGGCATTGCGGCGATAGTCTTTTGATCCACAAACACGCGGCAGGCACAGAAGCGGATATGATTTTTAGTTGTCCTCCGTATGCCGATCTTGAGGTTTATTCAAAAGACCCGAACGATCTATCTAATATGAGCTATCCTGATTTTATCAAGGCATATAGAGAGATCATTGCTAAATCGGTCGGTATGCTTAAGCAGGATTCATTTGCGTGTTTTGTAGTTGGTGATGTTCGTGATAAAAAAGGAAACTACTATAATTTTGTGGGTGATACCGTCCAGGCGTTTGTTGATGCTGGCGCTACATATTACAACGAGGCTATCTTAGTGACGCAATGCGGATCATTGGCTATGCGAGCAGGCAAGACATTCTCAACATCAAGAAAACTAGGAAAGACGCACCAGAATGTTCTAGTATTCCTGAAGGGCGATGCTAAAAAAGCCACAGCAAAGTGTGGCGTTGTTAGTGTTGATGAAAGTCTCTTTCCAGAAGAAGTTGAAGACTAATAAGTTGATTTAAGGGCGGCGATACCTAGTTTTATTGATTCATCGGTATCAATGCCAATCTGGGCGTAAAATGATGGGTTAACAAAGCATTCATGAGCGCGAACGATCACGGCTTTATTGCTCCCAAGACGCGGAAATTTAGCGGCGAGACTTAATGCCTCCTTCCATTTTTCATCTTTCATTAGGTCGCGGAGTATGTCGATTTTTTTAATGGGTAGCATGTTTTGCAATCCTTCGTTTCTGATAGATTGAACGTTAGGCTACTTTGCAAAGGTGTTCAAGAGGATTTTTAAATGATAACCAAGCCAAAAATCCACATTGATTTAAAACAGGTCGAGTCATTGGCGGCTAATGGTTTGACGCAGGAACAGATAGCGGCAGCGTTGGGTATTAGTGAGTCGACATTGCATAAAAGAAAGCAAGAAAATACAGAATTTACAGCCGCTATTAAAAGGGGAAAAGCCAAAGGCATCGCATTAGTGACCAATAAACTAATGGAGTCAATCAAAGGCGGCAACATGACAGGGATGATTTTCTTTTTGAAAACGCAGGCGGGATGGAAAGAGACAAACGTACAAGAAGTCAAAATGGCAGACGAACCTATTTCTAAAGTAACAATAGAGGTCATTAGTGCGAACGCTAAAGATTCAAGCGACTGAGCCCCAAGCAAGATTTTTGGCTTTAACTGCAAAGTATAGGCTTTTTTGTGCGGGGTTTGGCGCAGGCAAATCCGAGGCAATGGCTAACGCGGCAATGATAGACGCTTGTGAATCAACAGACA